ATGGGCCTGAAAGAATACAAATAACTGATCCAGAAACTTTGGTATTTCATTTCTTAAAATGTAGAAATGGTGATACTAGAATGAGTTTCTTTAAGTTAGATAGAGATACTATAAGAATAGTAGAAATGAATACACCAAGTCAAAACAAAAATCTAAAAATTCAATTATGAGTACAAGACAAGAGAATACAAAGATTCTCATGGCAACACATTTGCCAACATTTAACAAGTTAGGTATTGTTGATCCTTACTTTATTGCTAAGTCTGCTTGGGCTCCTCCAGGAGAACCTTTGAAGATGCAGTTCTTTCCTAATGAACTTAAGATAGGTAAAGATATTTATACAGAGCTTAGTGATTTTGAAGGTAAGTCAGAAGACCCTACACATACATTGTATAAACTAAAGCATAATCCTTTTTACAAAGAAGAATATCCTTTAGAACAAAAGACTAGTAAGTCTGGTAATGATTATGAAGTATATATAGTTCCTATTGAAGAACTTGTAGCTATCACAAAAGATGGCAGAGAAGTACCGTATAATCAATATCAAGAAGAACTTAAGAATCCACCAGTAGAAACTCAGCAAGCAGATTTTCCTGACTTTGCTAAGGAGTATTTAGGTGTGAGTCTTAAGAAGAAAGAAGAAGAAGTACAAGGTAATCCTTGGTATGAAAATGACGTAGAAAAATACTTACATAACATAAGTAAACAGCTAGAAAGAATAGCAAATATATTAGAAACCAAAAATAAATAACCAATGAGTATAGTACTTCCAACTAAAAAAGTAAAAGTAGAAAGAGTTAATCCAAAGAGATTAATTATCTACAGTAAACCTAAGACAGGTAAAACTACAGCATTTGCAGGCTTAAAGAACAATCTTATATTGGACTTGGAGAATGGCAGTGAGTATGTTGAAGCTTTGAAGGTTAAGATTGATAGTCTTCAGGATTTACTTGATGCAGGTAAGGCCATAAAGGATGCAGATAGACCATATGATTATGTAACAGTAGATACTGTAACTGCATTAGAGTCTATGGTGATGCCTTTGGCAATTAAGCTATATAAGAAAACTCCTATGGGTAAAAACTTTGATGGTAATGATGTAACTACACTACCAAATGGTGCTGGTTATTTATATATTCGTCAAGCTTTCTTTCAAGTCTTAGATTTTATTGATACATTAGCTCCCCATATTATTTTGTCTGGACATATTAAAGACAAAGTAGTTGATGATAAAGGAGAAATGGTTATGTCTGCTAACATAGACTTAACTGGTAAGATAAAATCTTTGATCTGTGCAAATGCTGATGCAATTGGCTATATGTTCAGGAAAGGAAATGAAACAATTATCAATTTTAAGAATAATGATGGTGTAACATGTGGTGCTAGACCAGACCACTTAAGAAATGAACAAATAGTAATTTCTGAAATGAATGAAAAGGGTGAGATAAAAACTCACTGGAATAAAATATACAAGTAAATTAATTAATAACTAAAAAACAAAATCAAATGGCATTAAGTACAAAAGATTTAGGTACAGAAAGCACAGGAGGTGGTTTAGCAAAAACTATTGCTCCAGGTAATCATGAATTAAAAATCAATGAAATTAGACTTGAAGAGTTTAGATTCATTGAAGGAGCTTATCATCTTATAATTGAGATGGAAACTAAACCAATTGAAGGTTTTGAGGGATTTATGCGAGATAGAAATGATGAGTCTAAAGGTAGATATGAAGGACAGATTGGTAGAGTTAAAGCAAGTCAATATGCATTTGCTGATGGTGAAACTAAATCTGGTATTAAGATTGAGAGAGATAATTCTATTATGATTTTTCTTAAGAACTTCTCAGCTGCATTAGGGATAACTGACTGGTTTCATGAGCAAGATAATAAGCATGAAACTATTGAAGATTTTGTAACTTATTATAATGAGAATGCACCTTATCAAGATAAATATTTACACTGTTGTCTTGCAGGTAAAGAATATCAAAATAAATCAGGCTATATAGCTTATGATTGTTGGTTTGCAAAACCTCAAAATAGAAATTATGGTTATACTCCTAAAGCAGATTCTGTACTTAAATATGATGAGTCTAAACATCTCAGAAAACTTGAGAACAAGCCTGTAGTTTCATTTGGAAATGATGATGATGATGATTTATCAATTCCATTAAAAACAACTTCTGATTTTAACCTAGACTAATAGCTATGCTAAAGCTATAATATAGGGGGAGTCAGAGATGGCTCCCCTTTTATTAACTAAATTAGTCTTATGATTTCAACAAAAAACTTAATTAGCAATTTAGAAGATATACCTACAGGTTGGGCTTTCCAATATTATCTTGGACTTACTGAATATCTTGATGGTCAGGATATAAAAATAAAATCTATAGTTAATACTAGAGAAAGAACACCTTCTATGTGTATATACTTTGATGTAAATAAACAGAGATATAAGTTCAAAGACTTTTCTTCTGGTATTGGTGGTGACTCTGTAGAACTAGTTAAAGTTGTTGGTAATCTTAGAACTCGTGGTGAAGCTGCTATGAAGATTATACAAGACTATAATGAGTATGTTCTAAACAATGGACACAATCCTGTACAGCAGTATAAAGCTCACAGTAAATATCAAGTCACTGATTATGAAATAAGACACTGGACTACAATAGATCAAAAGTATTGGACTAGATTTAATATTGGTTCTAGGCTTCTTGAGAAGTATAATGTGGCCCCGCTAGAGTTTTATAAGATGACTAAAGAAGATGCTAATGGTAAGCAAAGTTCAATTACTATCAAAGGTTATAATATATATGGTTATTTCAAAGATGATGGTACACTGTACAAGATCTACCAACCTAAAGTATCTGATAAAAAGTTTATCAAAGTCAAGAATTATATTCAAGGCTCTGATCAACTAAAGTATGATAAGAAGTATCTTGTAATTACATCCTCACTAAAAGACTTAATGGCTTTTAACAGACTTAAGTTAACTGATGCAGAATCTATTGCACCAGATAGTGAGAATACATTGATTCCTGATAACATGCTAAATAAAATTGTCAGCAAGTATGAAAAAGTATTTGTACTATTTGATAATGATGAAGCTGGTATTAGGTCTATGGAAAAGTATAAAGAGAAATATGGTTTTGATTATGTAATTTTAGATATGGAGAAAGACTTGTCTGACTCTATAAAAAAGTATGGTATAACAGAAACTAGAGAGGTGTTATTACCTCTACTTAAAAAATTATTATGATATGGGAGAAATGATATGTGTAAAGGATCTTATCAGTGGTAATCAATATGAGAGTATTAGATTTGCCAGTCAAATGACTAAAGTTCCTGAAAGTAAAATAAGAAAATTTGTAGAAGAAGGAAAACCTGTAAATTATAAAGGTAAAGTATACATCTTTAAGAAAGTTTTATACGGAGATAAATCTACCAAAGCAGGTAGAAGAAAATTTGATAAAATGCCTTTTGGCAGATATAAAGGTCAAAAAATAGACTCGATTGATAATGTAGGATACTTAAATTGGGTAGTAGAGAATACCAATTTAGATGATAGAATCAAATCTAATATCAAAGTAAATCTTATGAAACGTGAAGAAAATGAAAAAAAGTCTGAAGAATAGAATAAGAGATGAGATGTATGAATGGAATATTGAAATTGCTCATGGCAAAGTAATTCCGTTCACAGATGATATGATTCCTGAAAAAGCTGTAGGGTTTGTTTATGTAATGAACTACCTAGCAAATGATGGCCAAATGTACTCTTATATAGGTAAGAAGAACTTTTTTAGTAGAAGAAAGAAAAAGTTTGGAAAGAAGAAGTTAGCTGCTATGACAGACAAGAGAGCTAAGAAGTATGAGATAATCATTAAACCTGACTATAAAAATTACTTCAGCAGCAATGCAGAACTAAAGCAAGCTTACAAGGATGGTAGATTAATATATAGAACCATACTTAAGATTTGTTTTAGTAAAGCAGAACTAACCTATCAAGAAACCAAGTTTCAATTTAAATATGAAGTTCTTGAGAGAGATGAATATCTGAATGGAAATATATTAGGAAGATTTTATAAAGGAAAAATATGAATAAACAAATTCTGAAAAATTTATTGACAATGCTGCAGTCAGATGATGAGGACAATCATTATATGGCTATGAAAGCATTTGCTAACCTTGAAGGAGTAGATGATTACAGAGAAGAGTTATTATTCTTATGGTTGTATGGTATTCCTGATGTAGAAGAGTGGGCTCTTGCAGATGCAAATCTAGCTGAAACAATAATGTCTGTATGTGGTAGACTTGGTATATTAAGAACTGAAAAAGATTGGGTTCCTGATAAACATAGAGCACTAAAAGGTGATAGATGGTTAAATCATCTAACAACTCAAAATGTACAAAAGCCTTGGGTGGCTGAACTGATAATAGAAGAAGTAATTAAAGACAAGAAACAAGTCTTAAAAGCTCTTGATTTTAAGTTCAAAGATATCGAAGTAAAAATAATAAAATGAATAAACAAGATTCACTAAGTAAAACATCAAAAGACTTGATGTTAAAGGAACCGTATTATGGTTTCTTTTTGTTAATGTTGCATAAGTCATGGGATGACAAAGTAGGCACAGCAGGTGTCTGTAAGAATGGTATCAACTATCAATTGATGATAAGTGAGAAGTTCTGGAATAATCTATCTGAAGATCATAGATTAGGTTTACTAAAGCATGAGTTACTACATATTGCTTTTAATCACCTTACTACATTTGATATGTTCTCTGACAAGAAGTTGGCTAACATAGCAATGGATATGGAGATTAATCAATATATAGATTCAGCTTGGTTGCCTGAAGGTGGTATTAATATAGATGATTATGAGCATTTAAATCTAGACAGGAAAGCGGGTACTAGATATTATTATGATCAGCTTTTACAAGCTCAAAAGAATAAGAAAGAGCAAGGTACTTCTGGAGATGAGAATATGGATAAGCTTCTTGATGCTCTAGAACAAGGTGAATGTAAAGTTATGATCGGTGATGGCCCAGGAAATAGACCAGGTCAAGGTAATGATAAAGAAGTTGAGATACCTGATCATCAGTGGGAAGAGTTTGAGAACATGCCTGATGCAGAAAAGAAGCTGATTGAAAAGCAATTGCAAAGAGTATTGCATGATGCTAAAGAGCAGACTGAAAAGAAGCGCGGGTTTGTACCTGGAGAGATATCAGGTCTACTTAAACTAGATGAAGTTATACCACCTAAATTTAATTGGAAAGCATATATCAAGCGCTTTACAGGTATATCTACAAAGATCTTTACTAGAAAGCTAAGAAGAAAAGAGAACAAAAGGTACTCTGACAATCCTGGCCTTAAGATAAAGATGAGACAAAACATGCTTGTTGGTATTGATACATCAGGCTCTGTTTGTGATGATGAATTAAAAGAATTTATGAATGAGATTCATCACTTGTATAAAGCAGGTGTTGAGGTTACAATTGTACAGTGTGATTCTAGAATACAATCTATCAAACCATATGATGGAAAGTTTGAACTAGAAGTTGCAGGTAGAGGCGGGACAACATTTGATCCTGTTCTAGAATATTTTAATGAAAGAAAGCAGTTTACAAGCTTGATTTACTTCACAGATGGTGAAGCATGGACAGATATAAAACCTAGGAAACCAGTCCTATGGGTATTGTCAGAGAGATCTGACTTTAATGATGATTTACCAGGAAAACAAATTAGATTAGAACTTTAAATTAAAACAAATGAGTACACAATTGAACGTAGATGAGTTGAAAGACTTCTTAAAACACATGGTGAAAAACAATCAGCACATTCAAAATGAAGGTAAAGTACCTGTTGCTGTAAACATTGAAGGTGATGCAGGCCTTGGTAAAACTTCTGCAATTATGCAGCTTGGTAAAGAGCTGGATATGGATGTTGTAAAAATTAATCTATCTCAGATAGAAGAACTAGGTGACCTTGTTGGGTTTCCTGTAAAAGAATTCAAGATTGCTAACAAAGAAGGGCAGACTACATGGATCAATGAGAGCCAGATGGATGCTGCTATGAAGAAAGGTTACAAGGTTGTAGACAAGAGAATGTCTCATGCTGCACCTGAGTGGATTCAGGGTAAGTCTGAGGGTGGTTTCTTGGTTCTTGATGACTATACTCGTGCTGACCACAGATTTATGCAAGCTACTATGGAGTTGATTGACAGACAAGAATATATTTCTTGGAGTCTTCCAAAGAACTGGCATGTAATTCTGACCACTAATCCAGACAATGGTGACTATCAAGTTACTAGTCTTGATGATGCTCAGAGAACTAGATTTATTTCTACAGAAGTAAAGTTTGATTCTAATGTATGGGCACGGTGGGCAGAGACTGTTGGTATTGACGGTAGATGTATTAACTTCTTGTTGATGAATCCTGAGACAGTAACTCAGAAGGTTAATCCTAGAAGTATTACTACTTTCTTTAACTCTATTAGCTCTATTGAAAAGTTTGAAGATGAGTTGCCACTGATCAATATGATTGGTGATGGGTCTATTGGTGCAGAACCATCTGCATTATTTGCTATGTTTATTAATAACAAGCTAGATAAGATCATTAGCCCTGAGCAGATTCTTACAAATGATGATTGGAGCTATGTCAAAGGTTCTTTGAAGAGCTGCATTGGTAGCGGAGATGATTTCAGAGCTGACATCTCTAGTATTATTAGTACTAGAATAATCAACTTTGCATCTGTTACAGCTAACAAAGGTTCTGTTCCTCAAAAGATGATTGATAGAATTATTGAACTAGTCACTGACTGTGATTCATTTACTGATGACTTGAGATATTTCATTGTTAAAGAGATACTCAACTCTAACAAAGCTAAATTCCAAAAGCTAATGATGAATCAAAAGGTGGTGCAGATGACTGTAAAGTAAATCAAAGGTAAAGCAGTTTCCTGTTTTACAAACCTTTAAACTAATTAATTCACAGATAGAGGGAGGTAAAAGTCCCTCTATCAAACTTTAAAAAAATATGGCAGAAGAAATAAAAGCTAAAAAAGTACCTTATGTGTGCTTAAGTACAGATGTAGAAAGAGATGAATATAATAAATTGTCTCTTACAGAATGGAACGTAGATAGTACTGACACATTATATATTGTAGAGTGTAGTGACGGAGGAACAGTCCAACATGGTTTAAATATGAATAGTACTAAGTGGACTCCACAAATGAAAGATAAGATTTATTTTATGAAGGGATGTACTGTTCCTAGAGTAAAGCTTAAAGACTTATCTGTAAAATATAAAATTAGAACTACTACTGATTTAGATAAAGCTACCGTAGTTGTAGGTAGTGATGCTGCAGGTAATAAATTATTCAAACATGAGTGGATAAGAAGAGTATCTGGTGAAGTATTTGAAGCAACAATCAAAGCTTTACAAGAAGTATCAGAAGAACAAATAGATGGCTATTATTTAAATAGACTTAATCATCTTAAAGAATCATTTGATGATGAGTGGCCTGAGTATGTTTATGTTGATTGGGATACTAAGAATCTATGTAACCCTCTTAATCAAAATCATACAGTAGAACTTCAACAAGCTCAACTTAAACATTTAGGATGTACTAATGAAGATCAATTTAAGAAAAAGTATGGTCATATAAATAGTTATAGAAGCAATTATGTACAAACTATTAGTGAAGATAATCTTGAACTATGGGAGCAGTATAAAACAAAGCACATCATAGAACAAGGTGCATTGCTTGAAGTTGTTAATGGTGATGAAGCTACTACAATTGATTTAGATACTTATCAGAATTTGAGAAACATGTTCAATAGTTCTGATACAGATAATCATGTACTAGCTATGGAGATCATGGCTAACTGTAATTATAAGGATAGTATATTGTTTCTAACTATGTTATTCTTTCACCACTCTTATCAGATTGGTAATTGCAGAAGTAGAAATCATGTTAACTTCAAGTCACTTAAAAATTATCTAGGTGAAGTATGGTCACATGTAGATGGAATCTTTAATACTCTTTCACAACATAATGCTTTGACTGCAGAGAATATTGAGTTTGTAGTTGAGGATCAGAAGAAATACTTTGAGAATAATGGTCATTCTGATTACTTGGTTCCACAGAGATATGTGCTCAAAAGAGAGCATGCTTTGAACCATGGGGTTAACTATGTGAAGGAGATTTTTGCATATGAAGATGATTTACCTACAGAAGATGAAGTAACTGAAGAAGTACCTGTTGAAGATACTGTAGATGAAGTTACAGTTTCTGAGCCTGACACGGTAGAATTAACTAGTGGAGAGGACCCTGAAACTGAAGAGGCAGAAGTAGAAACAGAAGAAGAAGTTACAGAAACTTTAATTGCAGAACAAAAAGAAGAAAAGAATGAAGAAGAGTTTGACTGGTTCTGATGAACTAGAATTGTTTTATAATGAGAAGTTCTACTTCAGTTATAGCAGTATAAACAAACTATTGTTTTCACCAAGCATGTTTTATAACGATTATGTGCTTAAACAAAAGGAAGATAGTGTTGACCCTCACCTTGTAAAAGGTAGGGTCATACACTGCCTTCTTCTTAATCCTGAAGACTTTGATAGTGAGTTTATGCTTATACCTGGTAAGCTTCCAAGTGGTAATAACAAGTTGATTGTTGATGAAATTTTCAAATTATATTTGGAAGGTGCAGATAATTCATTAACTTTGGACAAGTATGAGACTGCAATAGTAGATCTCTTGGAGAAAATAAACTTGCATCAAAAGCTTAAGACGGATGAAGCAAGAGTTAAGAAGATTCTTACAGCTGATAACATAAGCTATTTTGATTTTCTGAAATCAAGTCAAGGTAAAACACTAGTAGATCAAGAGACATTAGATTACTGCAAAGAATCTGTAGAGTCTATTAAGTCTAATGAATCTGTCAGTGCGCTGCTACAACTTGATAGTTCTGATTTAAAAGTATACAATGAGGTTCCAATTACAGTGAATGAGCTTATCGGTGATAAGTATGTATTCGGATTTAAGGGTATACTTGACAATGTAGTAATTGATGAAGACAAGAAAACAATATTTATTAATGATTTGAAAACCACAGGTAAACCATTGATTGACTTTCCTGAGTCCGTGGAGTATTATAGATACTGGATACAAGCAGCTTTGTATTATAATCTAGCATACTTTAGATATCTTGGAGATAAAGAAGATAAGGAGTTATGGAGTATACAGTTTACATTTGTTGTAGTTGACAAGTATAATCAAGTATATCCATTTCAGGTTACAGCCAAGACAATGCGTGGATGGATGGATAGGTTCTATAATGGAGTAATGCCTCAAGTTGTATATCACTATACAGAAAGAGACTATACTTTACCGTATGAACTTGCAGTAGAAAACTTAAAACTTTAACAAAGTATGGCCATTAAATCAATTTACGATAGGTATTTTCAAAAGTCCAAGGTGTTTTTATATCCGCTACTTGGAATTAAGAGAGGTGCTAAGGTTATTCCAAGTGAGACTTATCTTGCTTGGAATAACTCTATTAAGACCGAGGATATGAAGTTGGTATGTTTATATCATCCCATAAGTAAAGAATATGATTTCAAAAATTATGAGAATAAAATTCTACTAAAGCACACTAGATTGTATGATGTGCAAACTATAGATTTACAAAACAAGTTATTTGTTTTTGATTTTTCTGATTTAAAAGATGATTGGTCCCATTTTATTAGTGGTAATTATAGCAAAATGAGTAAAGATACAAAAGCTAAAATACTATCTTTCTTTGAAAAGAATAGTGCTAACTATATCTATATGAAAAGCTATCTTCTACCAGATAAGTTTTTTGGAGACTATGCTGAGTGTTTGGGAGTAGATGCAGACGTGTTAAAGTCAGTTGGTGAGCTATGTAGCAAACCTGATCTTGAGAAAGAGACTTTAATAATGAAAGCAGCTAGCTTGGAAAACAAAAAAATAATTAATTAATTTGTAATAAAAACTAACAATGAGTGATAAAACAATGATGTTGGTTGAGTCAACATGGCAAGACACCAAAACCTTTAAGATGATTCCTGTGAGCAATGATTGCCCATATGTAGAATGTATTTATGATCCTTCTTCCAAAGTATTTGTACTGATAGGAAAGACCACTAAAACTTCTTTACATATGTTACCAAAGCTTGATGACTATGGTAAAGCTATTACTGGCAACAAAGGAGCAAAACAAGAAAGAAGATCTATTGATACCTTCCAAGAGTATTATATTGAGGAAGAGAAAGATATCAAAGAGATTACAAAAATGTTTGCTGTTAATGCTAGCAAGTTTGACATCGCAAAGTTTCTAGAGAAAGCACCTAACAAACCTTCAATAGCTGCCGTAGCAGAGAATGGATAGGAGACACTGGGTGATGGACTATGAAACTTTGTTGAATTGTTTCATAGCTGTATTTGAAGATATCAAATCTGAACATAGAGAGATATTTGTTATTCATGAATTAAGAAATGACTGTCTAGAATTTATTACATTTCTAGAAAGGAATATTCTTCTTGAAGAATGGCATGTATCTTTTAATGGTATAGGGTTTGATGCTCAAGTAACAGAACACATATTGGAAAACAAAGAGCAATTGCTAGAAATGTCTGGTGAAGATGTTGCTTTGTTTATATATGGAAAAGCCCAAGATACTATTCGTAAACAAAATGAAGGGGAGTGGGCAGAGTTTGCTCCATGGAAGATGCAGATTAAACAGGTTGATGTATTTAAATTAAATCACTGGGATAATCCTGCAAAGAGAACAAGCCTGAAGTGGGCTCAGTATGGTATGGATTGGCAGAACATACAAGATATGCCAATACACCACAGTACTGAGATTAAAACTCTAGAACAGATAGATAGCATAATAGGTTATTGTATTAATGATGTAGCCTCTACTAAAGCAATTATGTATCGCAGCAAGAAAGAGATTGCTTTGAGACAAGAGCTTACTAAAGAATACAATATAAATCTATTTAGTGCATCTGAACCAAGAATTGCTAAGGAGCTCTTTGCTATGTTCCTTAGTAAGAAGACAGGTATAAAAAAGTATGATCTTAAACAATTGAGAACATACAGAGACAAGTTAATAGTTAAAGATCTTTTGTTGCCTTATATTAAATTTGAGACAGCAACATTTCAGAGACTAGTTAGCAAGTTTAAAGATCTAGAACTAGATCCGCTTGATCTAAAAGGTAGTTTCAAGTATTCAGCTAGATATAAAG